TTTATACTCCCTAAACTGAGTTACTATTTCACTAGATTATGCTAGTGTGATAGACTTAGAGGCATCACCACCGTCATCCCAAGAAATACTAAAAGTAACAGTATATTCTTGAATCGTATCAGCGTTGTCCCAACTCAGGTCGATTGTACCAATGTCTGAAGGCCATCCAAACAATTTCCAATCCGCACCTGTTACAGGATTTCCATCCCTACTATATGGTCGAACAATCATTTGTTTGTGAGAGCCAACAATTTTAACATTACTGTGCATCGAAGCAAAGCCAGTTAAGTTGCCTTGCCAAGTCATCAGAGCCTTACGAAGAGCATAAGTCTCATCATTGATGATTGTTACACTCCAATCGTTGAAAACCCTGTCTCCGGGAACTTTCCATTTACGATTCATATAAGGAACTTCGATTGCGTTTACCATTGCGTTAGGCAGTGATGTCGTCTTAACTAATAGTGTAGACGGCAAATCACCTATTTCAACCTCAAAGAGATTCGCTCTGGCGTAATCTGTATCCGCTTGTGCCGCGAATTGTGCGATTTCAAAAGCCATTTTTCATTCTCCTTATACTTGCCCAATGACTTCAGCGAAATCAACACCAGTCTTCGTTGCTACGAAGTTCAGCGTGATAAAGTTGATGCTCTTGGAAGGTTTAATAAACATACTAGCCACGAATTGGTTTGCATCGATGACTTCACCAGTGTTGTTCTCTGCATCGCATTGAACATAGAAATCATACATACCTTGTCGTGCCTGAATTCCTGCCAAATATGGATTAACCATATTGACAAAATTCTTTCGTGTGAATTCGTTGTTGAATTCAAACAAGAAGTACTTAGCCGAGATAGATATTGCTTTCTCAAGAATGATAAACAATCTACGTACATTGATTCTATCAAATGCAGAAGGTTTAATCAAGAGAGTGCGGTCTCCCCAAAGAACAGTTCCCTGTCCCGGGAAAGAAACAATTGGATTGATTCCGTTAGGAAGCATATACAACTGGTCTCGGTGTGCCAAAGATGGTTGATAAGCAAGTTTTACAACTCCCTTAATCTGACCACGATTTAGTCCACCCGGACTCCACCACGCATCACGAACACTATCGGTATGTCCACAAAGTCCGGCTATGTCACCACTGAATCCAATCCAACGATAAGTGTCCGAATATACGTCATAAACGTATTTGTAGTTTCCGTCAAGAGTTCCGTAAGAAGATGCAGAGTTAAAAGAAACATCTTTTCTCCAAGCAATTACGTTGTTAACAGAGTTTGTGGCTCCACCAACATTCACAACTTGCTCTTTAGGAGGTGAAACAATAGCGATACAGTCTTTCCTGTATTCTGCAACAGTCTCAATCATATACTTAGATACGATAGAAACAACAGCCGTGCTTTCGTTAGAAAGTCCACCTGCAAATATTAATGAAACATTAATTTCATCAGCATTCTGGAACTTATTCCAACCCTGCATATATTCGTTTGCTCCGACAGTTCCTGCGGCTACTTCTAGCACCCAAGAATTTCCGTTGCCTTCACAAGTTGCTTGGTCGTCAGCCGAACCGTCATCACAATGAGCAGGAACTCCTGCCGATACTGCGATACCGCCACTGAAAGTTATAGACTGTGCGCCTGAGTTAGTTACGTTATCGGTAACAACCCAGATAAGTTTAGACTGCTTATTAATTTTGTCTTCTGCCCAGATGTTTCCACCATCGACATTTTTAGTACCTTGAGTCATTCCGACTATGTACCGTTCGACAATTTCTGAATCAACAACAACTGCTACAGCAATTTCACCGTTACCAGTGTCAGGCTGAACATCAAATGCTCCTGCATATTGCCAAGCATCCCACGTTGCTGAACCATCGTGAGTTTCTACAGAAATGCCATTTCCGTAAGTACCGGGATATCGAGCATAAAAGCCCTCTGTCAAAGTACCTGAATCGTATTGCGTATCAAAATCTTCCTCGCCTGTAATTTGAGTTACATTGCCATTAGGAGCGGCATTCATTGCTCCAGAGTCAACAACTCGTACGACTTGAAGACTATTCGTGTACTTCAAGAAAGCGGCAGAAGAAAGAAACGCAGGGTATGTATCGTTAGTTGGTTGCCCAAATACTGCTACAAGGTCGGCTTCAGAGGTGCATAGATAAGGCTCAAATGCAGGTCCCCAAGTAAAACGACCAACGGTAGCACCAAGAGAGGTAGCAACTGCGGGTATAGACGTTGACAAATCGATTTCTTTTGTCTGAACGCCCGGGCTTAATTGAAATCCCATCGTTTTTCTCCTATATTAAAATAATAGTTTATTATCTATGGTTGTATTATCCCCAAACGTCATACCGTTATTGAGTTATTTTGCGATTTGTCCGTAGAGAACTACCCAACCATTACACATATTTATAATTTTTTACTTCTTACGGACACTTTGGGTTACACCGTGTACATTTTGAATCAAACTTTCTGCGGACACACCGTCAACTCCGTCACAATATAGACGTGCCTCTTTGCCTTTATATCTCTTGCCCATCTTAAAAACGTGTTTTCTCTGCCAAGCCATAGCACTTCTTGGATTACATTCACACTGCCACCTAAATTTTGCATCGCACTTCCTACAATATCGTGATTTAGTTGTTGTCATATGCCCTTATTGCGACCCCCTGAATTAAAAGATTAGATTCGATTACTATTGTATACCTGCCATACTTCCCCGTCTTCTACTACCAGATTCGACTCCCCTTCTATTCCATCTTCAATAAATCCGAATGGAGTCAAATCGTCTTCAATCTCTTTTGCACGTTGTCCCATAAGAGATGTTCTTAAATCAATGTCATTTAGTTCCTTAAAATTGTCCTGTCCAGAATACCAAGCGAACATCACAAGACCCATAACGATGTCATCGGTTCCACCAAGTTCGGCTGACCAAGATGCTCCTCTTGTGATAAACTGGGCTAGTTCTGATATAGTTTCTAAGTCATTAACTATGAGTTTGTCGTCTTCCATCAAGTCTTTTAAATTAGAACAACCAATCGCTTTGACACGTTTAGTCATTTTCATACCAAGTTTCTTTAGTACTCCTGATTCGTTTATTGTATTTTCATATTCTAGGTCATAATGCAATATGTTTGCAACCTCGCCACCCGGTCCGTTTGATTCAATAATAACTGTAGCATCATTATATAACCCTGCTATTTTTTGTATGACAGACGGAAGTAAAAGAGGTGAAACACTATTAGACCTATATTTTGCTACTTGAATGAATGGAAGTTTGGATATGTCAATAACACTCATTGTTGAATAGTCTTGACCACGTCCCTCTGCAACATCCACTGCTATAAAATATGTGTGTCCTTCTATGGCATCCTGATATACATCTAGTTGGTCTCTGCGAGATAATGGTTTCTTTATTGCAAGAGTGGCAAGTTTTCCGGGCGATATAAGAGTCCCCGCACTTCCAAGAAACTCACACTCAAACTCCTGTCTGAATTGTTCTTCTGAAGTATTTTCTATTGTCATTTTCTTCCAGTCTTTATCTCGACCCGGAACATCCCACCAATTAATTTCAAAGGCGTGATAGTGCGAACGTCCCTCTTGAGCATCTGACCACATCTTATAGAAGTGATTCATTCCATTAGGGGTAGAAACGATTATGACTTTTGTGGTTTGTCCAGATGATATTGTAGGATAGACAGAACGGAAGAAGTCCTCTGCCATATTTTGCTGTACGAAAGCAAACTCATCAAGGAAGATTAGATTGAATGAATAACCACGAATAGCAGATGATGAAGTTGAACCCGCAAGAATGCGTGACCCATTTTCTAATTCAATAGAGCCTTTGTTCCATTCTGCCACTCCTTGCTGAAGGAATTTTGGAAGTTTTTCATATGCCATCTGCAATCGTCCTAGCAACTCTCGTGCAGTAGCACCTTTGTTGGCTAGTATTGCGACATTCTTTTGGTCTGTAAATAGGACGTAATGAAGCATAAACGCTAGAGAGGTCTGAGACTTACCAGACTGTCTAGGGCATTTTACTATGCTAAATCGGTTTTTTACTAGGTATTTGATTAATTCTTCTTGGAAAGGCCATAATTCAAACTTCATAAGTCCTTTATCAACATTGACTATATTGATATAGTTTCTGATAAAGTAGATTGGATTA